GTACCAAGCGCAACAAAATGGATTCATTCGTTTCATGCCACATTTCTGATGTTCAGAAAGAAGTGATGAAGGAAGGCGAACGTGCTTTGGCCGAAGATGTGGATGCGCGTGTTGCTTGTGGCTTGCCTGCTTTGGCATCGGCTTGCACTACTGGCAACAACGCTGGTCAGTCTGGTATCCAACTTGGTACTGAAACCAACCCCGTCAAACTGTCCACAGTTCAAGGTGTTGCAGGTACTACCTATGTATGGGACTACTTGATGGCCGGTCAGCAAGCAATTGATGAAGCTGGTTTGGGCGCTGATGGCATCGCCGTTGTGGGCTCACTTGGCTTGAAGTACAAACTTCGCAATGCAACTTTGATGACTAGCGCAGAGCAAAACGGCAAGGGTTCTAGTTACCTTGATGACAAATTCTGCGGCGACATTACTGCTCGTTGCGGCATGATGTTCTATTCTGGTAACTGCATGGCTCCTGTTGGCAAAACAAGCGATGTTCCTCCAAAACCAATTTGGCGCATCATGTGGATTAAGAAAAAGCATTTTGACATGGCTATGGGCATGGTTCTGAATGAAGTTGGTGTCCGAAATGGCGCTGGCATGGACTTGTACGACACAACTATGATTCGTGATGGTTGGGCTGTTACCCATAAAGAAGCCGTGGCTGTTGGCTACTACACCATCTAAGGAGAAAAGAAAATGACTGTTTATAACCTTTCCGTTGGCGGTGGTCGAATCCGCAATGTGGCATGTGGTGGTGCGTTCTACCCTCAGAACTACCCTACCTGCTGTGACTTGGGTGGCCCTGATGTAGCCCATGACGACAATAGCAACCAATACTTTCGCAGCCTGAACTTCACAGGCGAGAAGGCTTTGGCTTGTTGGTGTGATGAAAACGGCGATAACATTGCTGCTGGCGACAAGTTTGTCTTGTTCCCTATTCATGCTGGTCACTTGGCTAAATCGCTGTCTTGGCGCAACATCCACGGCTGTGATGGACTAAAGTACCACTTCGAGGTAATCGACTTGGCCGCTTTGGAGGCAAACCCTGCCGTAGCTCCTGAGTTGACATTCCCTGCGGTTGATGGCTCTGTATCTGGTGATGCATGGGTTGACATTACTGCCTTGAATGGTGGCGCTCCATACTTTGGAAAAGTATTTGGTACTGTTGCTGGTAAGCCATGCGCTGAACACAAAGTATTAGCCTTGGTGCTGGATTCCTTGCCTACTAGCCAAGATGCAAACTCTACCGTTTGCGTTCCTTGCGCTCAAATGAAGCTCGGATGTGGTGGAAACTGCAAGTTGGCGTGTATCAATGTGGAAGTAACTGTCCCTGTTGAAGTTCACGGCGGCTTACGAACCGTTTGATTTTGATGTAAGTTGGTAGTAAGATACGGGCGCTAGACAAAATCTAGTGCCCGTATTTCTAACTACTACCAAGAAAATGAATCAAGAACAAACACAAGTACCAACAGTTAATGCAGGCCCACTAAAGCCGCTATCTAAATTCAAGTACGCTTATTCAGTAAATATTGATGTAGAAAAAGGCCAAGACTTTGGTACTTTCAACTCTATCACACGCGATAAAAATGGATATTTCCTATCTATTCATGGCGCAGGAATGGCGCGTGTTGCAACTTACTTTACCGATAATCAAGTAACTGATGACCCGTCAGACAGATTAAAGCACTTCAAGAAGGTGATGGATATTATTGACGGGCGAAAGAGTGAGCGACAGCTTGGGGTTCGTGTACGTCAGGCAACAATGATGGATGACGAGAGGCAATTGAAGGATGTACTGGAAAACTTTGGAGGTGAGATTTTGCCTGACAAAATTAACCTTGCCTCTGAGATTGTGCAAGCAGCCAAAGAAGGCGGCAAACTGGATATGGGAGGCTACCTTTGAGCATTATTAACGAATACTCTGATGATGACGGAATGCCGGTTATTCATGTTGACAAATACTGGTATGTATTTGACATGAATGAGCGTGATGGATATTTCGCAGCAAAGAACACCAGGCCGAACTTTAGCGAAGAAATGTCGCACCTTGTCGTTGTTCCATTCCACGATTACCTTACAAAAGACCAGCTAGACGTTGAAATAGCACGAATACTTGGAACTAGGCTGGATGCGTTGAAAATTGATGAGCCAGACAAGGACAAGATTAGAAAAGAGGAAAAACTAACCTCTATTGCTACTTGTTGGGAAAAATGGAACGAGGAAACCAAGTTTTCTATTCGAGCATTTGCGCTTCAAGTATTGTCTTTTGGATACAACGAAAAATTAGGCACAGGCATTAAAGTACACCACACTGATGCTCAAAGGCTAAAAGACCAAGACCCAACCGTTCCTTTGCCAATTCTTAATGCAGCATACGACCAGATGTGTGCGTGGAAAGTAAGGCGTAATAATCATGTCATGTGAAACACTAGAACAATGGGTTAGCCGCCTACGGATGCTATCTGTAGATAGAGATGATGTAACTTGGCCTATTGACGAAAAGGTGAATGCGCTAAACATGGCAATTAGCGCAGTTTCCGCTATGAGGCCAGACCTTTACACGGAAACCGTGGAGGTTGAGCTAAAGGCTGGAACTGAGCAGCAATTGCCAAATGGTGTGACCGCTATTGTTGGTGATATTAGAAGCCTTTGTATTGGCGCTGATGGGAAGCAAACAGATGGAAACCCTGCAAAGATGGCAGATGAAAGCGAAGCTAGGGCGTTTGCTTTCTTTTCTGATAAGCGTTGTTTGGGTGAAAATGCAAAGTATTCTAGTGACAACACTTGCTCAAAGTGGCAGCTAACTAGCTTCACTCACGATGCTAGAGCGCCGCAGCGTCTTTTAGTTCAACCAGCAGTTCCCGATGGAGTAAACCCTAAAATCAAGATTGTTGTTCAACGATGCCCTGATTGCTATTCATGGGAAAATGACAAAGCAAAAGAGCTTCCATGCAAGTACACTCCTGCGATTGCTGAATACGCGCTATACATTTTGTATAACAACGAGCAAGAGAGCGAATACTCGAAGGCTAGGGCTGATTCTCACTTTAAGCGGTACACCGACTTTATTAGTGCGGGTTATCGTGCTGATGCTCGCTATGGTAGCGGGTATTACCTTGGGCAAGTTGGCGACAAGGATGTTGCGGTTGTTCGGCCTTGATAGGCTTGCAAGTATTTCACAGAATGGGAAAATGGCATTATGCAAACAGTCCCGCTTTCGGCGTTTTTCCCTACCGTTCTAACCATTGCATCTACCGCGTCAAGCACTGCGGCTGAACACTTCATCCTGCAAGCGGCAATTGAGGCGGCAAAGCGAACCAGGTCGATTAAACACGTCCACAGCCTTGATGCCCAAGCGGGTGTAACAGAATATCCAATTCCTCTACAGGATGGGTACAGCCTTGTTTTGATTGAACAATTGGCATTAAATGGTATTTGTTATGAGCCTACTAGAGATCGTCCATGCCCACGGCCTATGCCAATACAAGAACCCGCTTGTGAAACAAAATCGCCATGCGCTGGGAGTACGTGCGCCACACAAACGGCTTGCGACACTACTGAGATGGATTGGGGTTGTGGTAACGGCTTTGGCAGTAATGGACAGTTTTACGTCAATGCAGGGACAAGCGTTATTCTTGACCCGCCGCCAAGCAGAGACATAGAAAACGGTATTCAAGTAACAATGTCGGTTGCTCCTTCTAGGTTTTCATGCGAAATACCAATTGAGTTCTTTGAACAATGGAGTGAGGATATTTCTGATGGGGCGCTTTCTAAATTGCTTTTACAGATTGGCACAAAGCATTTCAAGCCCGATTTAGCCGCTTACTTTCAAAAGAAGTGGGAAAGGTCGCTTCGTCGCATGAGAGGGCAAAACTTCGTGAACTATGTAACTGGCGACGAGAGAATTACACCAGAGGTTGCTTTGTGGTGAACTACATTGAGCTAACTAGAAATTCTGCAAAGGTTTGCCTTCCAGTACCAAGGGTAAGTGGTAAGCCATTTCCAATTGATAACCTGAGTATGCGTGTAACGCGAGAAGGTCAGAAAAACCCAATTGCACAATACCCTGTTGAATATG